GTTTGTACAATGCTACAGACGGTGCATCATCTGCACGTAACTACCGTACAATTATTGCTGGTCAGCAAGCAATGGCAGAAGCCGTTGCTGAAGAGCCACATGTAGTTATCGGTCCAGTTATTGACCAACTTATGCGTTTCCGCCCAATGGGCTGGTACGGCGTACTAGGCTTCAAGCGTTATCGCGAAGCAGCTTTGTATCGCATTGAGTCTGGTTCATCAATCGCATCTTAATTGATTGACGGTAGGGCTAGGGGAAACTCTAGCCCTACAGTAAATTCATTAAAGGAGAACAATGGCAACATATACATTTCTTACCCCTACCCTTCAGCAAGGGTTGATAGGTAACCACAGACTGTTCCAATTCTTTGCTCAAAGAACTAAGAGTTATACAGTTGTTAATAATGCTGGTGTGTACTCCTTGACTCAGTATCCAACACAAGATGATTTAGAGACTTACACTGCCTATTACATGGGTGGTCTTATACACACTGGGATTACCGATGCTATCAGGACAACGATGATAGCGGCCGGTATAGGAATAACAACGGACAACTTCACAGTAGAATAGGGACGCATGAAACATTGGGAGCATCACCCTGAACCAATTGAGGGTTGCTTTGGGTGCAAGGGTCTAGGCCTTCAAATGAATTCTGGAGATGCAGCTCGGGATATACCAGACAAGAAATGGAATTCAGAGTTACAAGCTTATCGTGACGCCAGGGCACAGGGGATACAACCTGCTGGTACCAGAATGAAGGATATAATCTCAGCGCATGAAGCATCAGAAACTTTAGGTAGAGCCTACAACTCGGAGACTATGCCTAAAACAAAAGATATAAATAAAAAATCCGTAGAAGTACTTAAAGAGATAGGACAAATATAATGGCAAAGATGTCACCTAAGATGTCAAAGGGATATAAGGCTTACGAGAAAGCAGAGCCAAAGTCAGAGAAGAAGAAAGAAGCTAAGGCTGGCATGAAGATGCTTAAAAAGAAGGGCAAGAAATAATGCCAATGGTTGGAAAGAAAGAATTCACATACGGTCCAAAGGGCATGGCTATGGCCAAGAAAGAAGCCAAGAAGACTGGTAAGAAAATGGTTATTAAGAAAATGGGAAAGAAGAAATAAATGCCTACTCCTAAACCAACATCAAAGGCTGGTGTGCTAAAAGGTAAAGATGCAGTTGATGCATATCAAAAATCAATACGTCCTGAGTCTGTTGCTAAAGCAAATCTTGATGCTAAGAAAGCACTTGAGACAAAGTACCCAGGAATGTTTCTACCAGAGGTTCGCACTAGCACTCATATCAACAGAGGTAATTAATGAAAAAACATCCTGGATTTAAATCTGCACAAAAATCTATTGCTAAAAAGCAGGGTGTATCAATGAAGTCTGCAGGAGCAATCTTAGCAGCAGGTGCACGTAAAGCATCACCGGCAGCTATTAAAGCTAATCCACGTCTGAAGAAAATTTCAGGTGTAGGAAAAAAGAAATAATGTCATCAGGTAAATTTGTACGCAGTGATGGTTTTAATAAAACTATTATGCGGGATGGTCTCATCCTTACCTTGCGTAAGGATGGAACTGTCAAAGTACAGAGAGACCCTAAGACTGGAAATATAATTAAGGGGACTAAGTGAAGAAAGAATTCTGGGACAAGAAGAACCCTAAGAAAACTTCTAAGAAATTAACACCAACACAGAAGTCTACTGCTAAGGCTAAGGCCAAAGCTGCAGGTAGACCGTATCCTAATTTAGTAGATAATGCGGCGGCATCAAGGGGCAAAAAATGACGGCAGCATGGACACGTAAGGAAGGCAAGAACCCAGCAGGAGGGCTCAATGCGAAGGGCAGAGCATCCTATAAGGGTGGAACCCTCAAGGCACCTGTGAAGAGCGGTGATAACCCCCGTAGAGCCTCATTCTTGGCCCGTATGGGCGGTATGCCAGGACCTGAACGTAAGCCTAACGGAGAACCAACACGGTTACTTCTATCTCTACAAGCATGGGGTGCTAGTTCAAAGTCCGATGCTAAGAGTAAAGCAGCAGCAATATCTAAAAGGAACAAGGGGAAGAAATGAAAAAGAAAACCACTAAGAAAAAAACTATTAAACCACAGAAACCAATTGGCTATCCGCTAGACCAGAAAGCAAAGAAGGCTCCAGTTTTGGGACCTACCCAGAGAGACACAAGAGCAAAGTAAAGGACAAGCAAATGGCAACAATCAAGAACGTAAAGACACGCACTGCAGCAAAGGACCATTCGAATATAGACCCTCTTCATAAGCCGGCATCAAAGCCAGGTGTTGGTGGATACTCTTATTCAGCAAATGTAACAGTTGCACAAAATAAGGCATATAACACAAAACAGATGTAGTTAGAAGGGGACAATGCAAGAGACGGTATCAATCGTTTGGTGTGACAACGGCATGGTAGATGGAAAGTTTATGCAAGGCATAACAGATGTAATGTTAAAGTCTGGAGTAACTTTTAGTTCTACATTACGAAGTCAAGGAAATCAAATTGCTAGACAGAGACAGACAGTAATTGATTACTGGTATGAGAAGTCTAAATCTGACTGGCTACTATGGGTAGACTCAGACGTAGTAATCAGTCCAGAGAAGTTTAAATTATTATGGGATAGCAAGGACGCCAAAGAGCGTCCATTAGTTTCTGGAGTATATTTTACTACAGATAATCCTGAGGAACCTTTGATGGTTCCAATGCCTACTGTGTTTAGCTTTACTAATAAGGGTGATGGAACCTTTGGTTTATCCAGAGTACATCCACTACCAGAGAATAAGTTAATCAAGGTAGATGCTGCAGGATTTGGATTTATCCTTATGCACCGCAGCATAATTGAAAAAGTTAAAGCTGTAGCACCTGATGGCCAGATGTTTATGGAGATGGGCAGAGGGACTAAGTTCATAGGCGAAGATATATTCTTCTTTGCTCTATGCGATAAGGCGGAGATTCCACTCTACTGCCACACAGGGGCAACAGTTCCACATATGAAACGTTTCTCATTTGATGAACATTATTACAAGGCATTCTTTGGGAAATCTGAAGAAAAACCTAAGTCTAAAATCATTACACCTAGATAGGATAAACAATGGCACTTGGTAGAGAAGGCAGCACTCTTATAGAAGAGTTGAATCGTCTTGCTTTTGGTGGGACATTACCGCCAAAAACTGAATGGTTAGATGATGAAGGTGCAGCCAATAAGTTGGCTGGCACTACAGGTCTTGCTGCTACTGGTGCTTGTAATATCTATGCCAATTTACCTATTAGTAAATGGCAAGACCTTCAAGGTGCTTGCAACGCTATTGCAGGAACTGTTGGACTCGGCGCTGCAGCTGCCCTTAGAAAGGTGAACATGTAATGACAATAACATTAACAGATATGATTAATGAAGTATCCATGAACTTAGCTGGATACACATTAACTCAAGACCGGTCTACTTATCTTAAGACCGCAATCACTACAACAACATCTTCTAGTGCTGCCCCATTAAGTATTAGCCTTGGCTCAACAGCTAACGTGGGCATGGGCATTATTGAAATTGATGAAGAACTATTATGGGTAGATACATATGACAGAGTTAGCAATAATGCTAACATTGCTCCTTATGGTCGTGGCTATTTAGGAACTACTCCTGCTACACATACTGCTGATACCAAGGTAACTGTCTCCCCTACCTTCCCAAGATTTACTATTAAGCGAGCAATCAACGATACTATTACTGCTTTAGGCTCTAGCATATTTTCTGCTAATACAACTACTATTACCTCTAACGCTGCTGTTGCAGCATTCAGATTACCTGCTACTGGTAACTCATTAAACATTCGTAACATTCTAGCAGTTGCTTATCAATCAATTGGTGCTAGCAAAGAGTGGATTCCTATTCGTTCTTGGCGACTTGATAACAATGCTAATACTACTGCATTTACTAGTGGTCAGACTATATCAATCTATGACCGTATTCCATCTGGTCGTACCATTCAGATTGTATACTCTCAAGACCCTACAGCATTTACTGCAAACACTCAGGACTTTGCAACACAAACTGGCTTACCTGATTCTTGTAAAGACCTAACAATCCTTGGCGCTACCTATCGTTTGCTTACTAACTTAGACCCAGCTCGTGCTGCAATGGTCAGCCCACAAGCTGATGAGACAGATAGCAAACGCCCATTTGGTACATCTCAATCTCTTACTAAAAGCATTTACGCTTTGTATAGTCAACGACTAGCCGAAGAAATTAAGAAGCAAGAAAACAAATATCCTATCCGTGTCCACTACTCCCTCTAAATAGGAACATAAATGACAACTAGAAAATACTCGTCCCGCGCTCAACAGACTACATTATCTGCTGCGATAACGTCTACTACTGCAACTACTATGACCGTTGCTAGTCCAACCTTACTCATGGGTGGAAAGACATTAGCAGCTAACGAAACCTATACAGTAGTCATTGACCCGGATACAGCTGTTGAAGAAATTGTAGATGTAGTATCTAGTGCTGGTAACCCAGTATCTGGTTACACAATAACCATTGCTAGAGGTGTAGATAGTACAACACCTGGCACCGGTTCCCTTCATAGCATTGGCGCAATAGTGCGACACATGGTTATTGGTCGTGACTTACAAGAAGCTAATACTCACCTTGACGGAACACTTGCTCAACACGCAACAACAACTTCAGCACAACTTGCTGGTGTAATATCTGATGAGACTGGCAGTGGGTCTCTAGTATTTGCAACATCTCCAACTTTGGTAACTCCAGCTCTTGGTACTCCATCTGCTGCTGTGCTTACAAATGCAACTGGATTACCTTTAACTACAGGTGTAACTGGAACTCTTCCAGTAGCCAATGGTGGTACTGGTATTACTGCACTTGGAACTGGCGTAGCCACATTCCTTGGAACCCCATCTAGTGCCAATCTTCTTGCTGCTCTTACGGATGAGACTGGAACTGGTTCAAATGTATTTGCTACTAGCCCGACTCTTGTAACTCCAGTATTAGGTGTAGCAACAGCCACATCTATCAATGGTACAACTATTCCTACAAGTGCTACTCTTGTTAAGACAAGTGATACTGGCAGTGTAACTAGCACAATGATTCTTGATGGAACCATTGTTAATGCTGATATTAATACCTCTGCTCAAATTGCATATGGTAAAACTAACCTTACAAATAGCATTGTAGATGCAGATATTAATGCATCCGCTGCTATTGCTTGGACAAAGATTGCTCCATCATCAACAGTATCTGCAACTGAACTTGGGTATGTAGATGGAGTTACTTCCTCTATCCAGACTCAATTAGATTCTAAATTGGCTACTACTACAGCAGCAAGTACATATGCTGGATTAGCAAGCCCAGCCTTCACTGGTACTCCAACAGCACCTACAGCTACTGCTGGAACAAGTACTACTCAAATTGCAAGCACAGCATTTGTAGGAACTGCAGTATCTAACCTTGTTAATGGAGCCCCAACTACTCTTGATACCCTTGCAGAAATTGCTACTGCTCTTAACAACACAAGCAACTTTTCAGATACGGTAGTTCTTAAGACTGGCTCTACAATGAGTGGTGCTCTTGCTATGGGTACTAATAAGATTACAGGTCTTGGTAATCCAACCCTTGCACAAGATGCAGCAACTAAATACTACATTGACAACGTAATACTTGCTCCATCTAACCTTACTGGACCAATTACATCTATTGGAAATGTAACATCTATTGCATCTCAGACTGGTACTGGAACTAAGTTTGTAGTAGATACTAGCCCAACACTTGTTACCCCAGTGCTTGGTGTGGCTACTGCCACAAGTGTTAATGGAACTATAATTCCGTCTAACAAGACTTTGGTTGCTACAGATTCAACTGTATATGTAGTACCAAGTCAGACTGGCAACTCTGGCAAGTATTTAACAACAGATGGAACTACCTCATCTTGGGGTGCAATCGCTGCAGACCCAACACCAACCGTCTTTATGCTCGGTGGAATGTAACTAAGGAGAAAAATAATGGCAACAACATATAAGGTCCTTGGGCAATCAAACCCATCGGCAACAACAGCAACAACTCTATACACAGTACCAGGAAGCACCTCAACTGTAGTATCAACAATTACAGTATGTAATCAAGCATCATCTGCTGCTACATATCGTATTGCTGTACGACCAGCGGGAGCAACACTAGAAGCCAAAAACTATATTGTTTATGGTGCAACAGTCGCAGCCTCTGATACAACAACCTTAACGCTAGGTTTAACCCTAGCAACTACAGATGTGGTTACAGTATATGCTTCATCTGCAACACTATCCTTCAACGCATTTGGAAGCGAGATTGCATAATGGCAACAGGTTCAGTAAGTGCGATAGACCAAGACACCTGGCAATTAATCCAGACTAATACTACAACTAGTGGTACTACATCTACTTTTTCTGGTCTAACTGGATACAAAGAATATATAATTGCTTGGGAAAATGTATCTCAAGATACAAATGGTCAGGCTTTTTTACAATTTAATTCAGATACTGGAAATAATTATTTTGGTGGTATTATATTACTAGAGGCTGGCGATGCAAAAAGAAATAAAAGAGACCGCATTAAACTAAGTTGGGATGACTTTAGAACTACAGTTAATGGTTATCTTTCAATTAAAAATGTTAATAATGGAGCACCTAAATTTGTAGATGGTTTATTTCTTGATTCTACAGAAAATAATTGGAATGTAGTTGTAAGAGGTGGTTGGACCAGTATTTCTCCAATTACATCTATAGTAATTACTGCAGGTGGTAGTGGAACATTTACAGCAGGCTCAATGAAACTATACGGAATAGCGGGTTAAACTATGGCATCAGGTCGTGTCTCTAAAATTAAAGGTAAGATATTAGATATACCTACAAATGCACCTACCATAGGTACTGCTACTGCTGGTGCGGCATCTGCATCTATTGCTTTTACTGCTGATTCATCTGGTCAAGGTGGACCAATATTTTCTTACTTAGCCACATCTAATCCTGGCTCTATAACTGGAACTGCTGCATCTAGTCCAGTTACTGTATCAGGTCTTACAGATGGCACTCCTTATACATTTACTGTTTTAAGTAGAAACCCAAGTGGAAACTCTGCTTCAAGTGCTGCTTCTAATAGCGTTACTCCATTAACACCATTTTCAAGTAGTATGGAATCTATTGGAACATACGCACTTACATCATCACAAGCAACCATTACATTCAGTTCTATCCCAGCAACATTCAAACATCTTCAAGTTAGAATATTAGGAAGAACTGATGTTGCTGGTGGATATGACAATTTACAAATTTATTTTAATGGAGATACTTCAAATGCATATTCTCGTCATCAATTTACTAGCGATTTTGGAACTCCCTCTTCTGCTACGGCTGACCCAGACCAGCCATTATTTACTGGAACAATAGGAGGCAATACCAATAACGCTAATGTATTTGGATTTGCTATAATAGATATAGTTGATTATAGCGTATCTGGTAAATTAAAAGCTACAAAAGCATTTACTGGTATTGATTTTGGCACTAATGGATATATGACACAACACTCTGGAACTTGGAATAACACTGCTGTTATTACCAGCGTTTCACTTTCTAAGCAAAGTGGCACTAACTTTGTTGCTGGAAGCAGATTTGCACTATACGGATTGAAAGGTTAATCAATGGCAACAGGACCAGTATACGAATGTATAGCAACTACTACATTATCTTCAAGTCAATCATCAATAAGTTTTACCTCTATTTCTCAAGCATATACAGATTTAGTTGTACATATGCTACATAGAAGTGCAGATACAAACACTGTTAATATAAGAACTCAAATTAATAGCGTAACTAGTGGTTATAGTATTACATATTTAGGTGGCAGTACTAGTATTTATAGCGGTAGAATTTCAACTGGTTCTTATTTTATTAATTCTAACACTCCAGCAAATACTTTAAATTTTGCTACAACAACTATAGATTTTCTAGGTTATACAGATACTGATAAATGGAAAACACAATTTTCTAAATATTATTGTTGGGATTCAGACGTAACTGCTTATCTTGGTTTATGTCAAACTACAGAAGCAATATCTTCGCTTACTTTTACAACTGCTGGTACTGGTTTTGGCAGTGGAACTACTTTTCAACTCTACGGAATAAAGGCGGCATAACTATGGCAGTAAAAGGTCCTACGCTTATTGCATCAGCAGCAGGTGCTGGTGCAGCAGAAGTTACATTTTCTAGCATACCTCAAACTTATGATGATTTAAAAATTGTTTGGACTGCTAGGTCAGATAGAACTAATGCTGACCGAAGATTTTGGTGGTATATAAATGGAACACCAAGTGGTAGTTATAACACTAGATTTATTACTGCCGTTAATGGTAGTAACGGTGGGGGAACTCAAGATAACAATGGTTATGGTGGAAACTTTCCACTTGGATTAACGGTTAACTCAGATACTGGAAATATGTTTTCACACGGTGATTTATACATTCCTAATTATACATCATCTGTTCAAAAAATAATTAGGGCTGATGTTACCGCCGCTAAAATAGGTACTGGCTGGCAAGTTGCAATAACTGGAAACGTAACAGGCCCAGTTACTTCATTTACTTTTACTGCAGCAAACTATAACATAATGTCAGGTTCTACATTTTACTTATACGGAATCAAAAACACATAACTAACTAAGGAGAAAATAATGCCAACTAAAATAATTGTAGATTGTTCTACAAATGAGACTACTGAAGTAGAATTAACTGCTAAAGAGATTGCTCAAATGGAATCAGATATAGCAGCATTCGCTGCTCAACAAGCAGTAGAAGATGCAGCAGCAGCAGAGAAGGCTACGGCTAAAGCAAGTGCTCAGGCTAAACTAGCAGCACTAGGACTAACTGCAGACGAAATCGCAGCACTGTAATACCCGTAACTATTTAAAGGAGCACTGTGGTCAGTCGTGATATAACCGAAGGACGAGGTAGTTCAACAGCTAACGTTGGATATGCCATTGCCGTTGATATCGGTATTAACTCAAACAGCTCCGTCTGGACAAATACAGATATAGCTTATGATGTAGCCATAGGTGGCATGCCATTTATCTATGCTCTTTCAGATGCACGACCATATACTAGACAGACAGCTCCATTTAGAAAAGAACAGTTTGATAATAACAATGAGCCAGGTGAGCAGTCACTCACCGGCTGGTGGATTAGAAGTCAATCATCATTTCATAATGGCACAGGCATTAAGTTCTATGACCCATCTGCTGGTGAGACAACAGCGCATAGGTTTGCTGACTCATTAGGTGTAGATGTCTGGACTAAAGGACAGGTTACTTTACTTAAAGAAAGCACTAACACCGCAGTAAGCACAGGTATATATAAAGCTATATCTATAATGGATAATGGAACAGACAAGATACTTGGCTGGACTCCAGCAAATACAACTATTAAGAACTACACTGCTGATGGTACTGCTGTTACTTATACACATCCAGTTACTGCTGGTTTAGATACAGCTACCCTTGCTATTGCAACCGATGGAACTAACTTATTCATTGCAGATAATGACCATATATATACAGGTCCTATCAGTACACCTACCGCTGGGTATACAGAATTTTATAATACTGGTGAGGAAAAGATAGTACTGGGTTGGGTTAAACAACGTCTTGTTGCTGGTATTGGTACATCTATTTATGAATTAACTGCTGCTAAAGGCTCAGCTCATACATTGCCTACTGCTGCTTATACTCATCCTAACTCTGGTTGGACTTGGACATCCATATCAGAAGGTGGCTCTGCCATCTATGCTGCTGGTTATGCTGGTACTAGTGGTGCTATCTACAAATTTATTTTATCTACTGCTGGCGTTATGCCAACCCTTACCTCAGGTATTGTTGCAGCACAATTACCTAGCGGTGAGTACCCACTTAAAATTGAATCCTATTTAGGTTACCTAGTAATTGGTACTAACAAGGGTGTACGAGTAGCTTCTATATCAGATACCAATGGCGACCTAAGCTATGGTCCATTAATTATTGAAGCAGACAACACAGGACTAGACTTTGCATTTAGAGATAGATTTATTTACGCAACTGGTTCTATCAATGGTTGCCCTGGACTATACAGAATTGACCTAGGTAACGAGCTTGAGACATTACGTTTTGCCTATGCTACCGATACATACCTTGATGGGGTATCTGGTTACGCTACTAGCGTAGACTTTATTGGTACTTCAAATCAACTAGCATTTACTACATCAGGTAGCAACGGTATTGCTATTCAATCTGCATCTACTTTAATATCAAGTGGCTATATCAAGACTGGTAAAATCCGCTATGGAACATTAGAGCCTAAAAACTTTAAACGTTTAATAGGACGTGGTATATTCAAAGCTGGGTCTATGACTCTATCAAGTGTAGCTAGTAATACTCTAGGTGAAGATGTTGAGTATGACCATGTTGTCTACGATACTGGTGTTAGTCCGGTAGAAATAACCACTCTTCAACCTGAGACTGCTCAAGAATTTCTAGCATATAAATTTACATTGACCCGTGATGGTACTACTACCTCAACTGGTCCTACCTTTAAAGGGTTCCAAGCTAAGGCAACTATTGCTACACCTCGTGTAAGGTTAATTAAGTTTCCTGTTTATTGTTTTGATATAGAAACAGATAGATACAACACAGTCGTAGGTTATTCGGGTAGAGCATCTGAGCGTATTGCTACGCTAGAAGCATTAGAAAAATCTGGAGATGTACTTAGCTGGCAAGACCTAACCACTGGTGAGTTACAACAAGCAGTGATAGAACAAATTTCATTCACACGTATGACACCACCTGATAGAACCTTTGATGGGTTTGGAGGAGTCATAGAGATTATGATTAGGACAGTATAATGAGTAGTAGTGAGTGGGCTGGTATAGCCATTGCAGTAACAACTATTGTAGCCAGCTTTGCTGGTTCAATTAGATGGTTAGTTAAACATTATCTTGAAGAATTAAAACCAAACGGGGGCAGTTCAGTGAAAGACCAAGTGAATAGACTCGAGGCCCGTGTTGACCAAATTTATCTGCTTCTTAGTAATAGGGATTAGCTTACTCTTTATACCAACACCAGCTAGTGCAGAAGATATAATTATTAACCTTGATGCTACAACTGCTTATGTAGATGTAGTAGTAAGTGTAGATACAACAACAGCTTATGTTATTACTACAACCACTGGACCTAGGTTTGAGGTGGTTGATTCTCGCACAGTAGAACGTGTAGCTTGGGTAGATTCCTGGCTATGGTTATACCGTGGCGTTGCTGACAGCACAACGGTTAATGCTATACGAGCTGATGATGATAGTAACCATTCTTTAAATAACTGGTATGCATCTGCAATTAGTGGAACACTAACAGCTGATACCTATACAATTCGTGCTACCTCATATGACTATGTAGTTGCTAGTCGGTATGCAATAGGAACTTATACCTTAAGTAGTAATTTAATTCCACCACCAATAGATACAACTACTGTGGTGATAGATACAAGCACGGCATCAGTTGATGGCACTACTGCAACGGTAGATACAAGTACACCAGTTGCTCCTACTCCCGCTCCTGAACCTCCCGTTGTGGCACCTGAGCCTCCTGCAATTGTTATACCTCCTCCTGCTATGGAGCCCGAGCCTCCAGTAGTAGTAGAAGAACCACCTGTTGTTATAGAAGAACCGCCTGTTGAAGTAGAAGAGCCTCCCGTAGAGGCTGAGGAACCTCCTGATGTGGTAGAAGAAGCACCAGTACCAGTTGAGGAACCACCTGTTGAAGAAGTTGTACAAGCAGATGAAGTAGATTTAGAAACCTTAGCACCTGAAACACCAGTTCAACTAGACAATGGTGTAGTGCTTGAGGCTGGCACGGTAGTAGCTCTGCAACTATTAGAAAATCCAGCACAGTTAATCTCAGCAATCTTTGAGAATCCAGCACAAGTACTTACTGCTATATCAAACATTGGTGCAGATATGTCTGATGAAGAAAGAACAACATCAGAGCAAACAATCATTGCATCCGTTATTGCTGGTCAAGCTGCTATCAATGCAGTAGGCGCAGCCACTGCTACAAGAACAACCACCCCTACAGGTGGAGGTTCCAGTGCACCATCAAATGAGAATATTAAATTACTAAGAAGGAGAAAACCTTGAGCGTATTAAAAGATATGGTCCAGCAACTATGGACTTTACTAGGTATGTTTATTGCATGGGTTGTATTAACTGGTTCAGCTAAGACAGTGGTTGGTTATGCAATCATACTGACTCTTGTAGTCTGGGCAATTACCTACCCATTGCGGAACTCTAACGATGAGTAAGGCAGACAACTTCCCTAAATGGTTTTATGATAACGCTACTGTCCATGATTTTGAGAATGGATTACTAGAACTCAAAGGTAAGAAGAACCTTAAGTTCCTACAGATAGGTGTCTTTACTGGCAACGCATCTGTCTGGTTACTTGAGAATGTACTTACAGACCCATCATCATTACTAGTAGACATTGACCCTTGGTGTGGCAACCTATCCCATGAATCAGTCTATGACTGGGATGATATACAAGAAGCTTATAAAGAACAGATGAAGCCTTATGCTAAAAAGGTAGCATCACATAAAGCATTTAGTGGTGAGTGGTTAAAAGAACATAGAGATGTTAAGTATGACTTTATCTATATTGATGGTGACCACCTACCAGAGTCAGTTACTTTAGATGCTGACCTATCATGGGACTTACTCAAGTCCGGTGGCATACTAGCCTTTGATGACTACGAGTGGGACCATCCAGATGGTACGGATAAAAACCCTAAGCCAGCAATAGATGCGTGGTTAGCAAAGCACGAGAATGAAATAGAAATATTCCGTAAGGGATGGCAAGTATGGATAAGGAAAAAATAATGAGTGTAGTAGATATAGCTAAGTCACAACTTGGATACCAAGAAGTGGGCAGTAACAATGACAGCATGTACGGCAAGTGGTATGGGTTAAACAACAACCCTTGGTGTGCAATGTTTGTATCTTGGTGTTATGACCAAGCAGGATTAGTATCTAAGATAGCAGCCCAAACTAAAAAGGGATTTGCTTCTTGTGATGCAGGACTTAAATGGTTTATTAAAAACAATAAGACTGTGCCAGTAGGTAAGGCTCAGGCTGGGGACATTGTTTTCTTTCAGTTCGATGCAGATGCACAGGCTGACCATGTCGGCATATGTGCTAGCAACGATGGAAAGAAATACCTTATGGTCTATGAGGGTAATACCTCAGGGGACGCTAAGGGCAGTCAGTCAAACGGAGATGGTGTGTATCTAAAGAAACGTGCCTACTCCCTAGTAATGGGCGTTGCTCGCCCTTAAAGGACAATAATGAATACAGCTAAACTAAAAGCAATTGTAATCTCTTATGCTCGTGCAGCTTTCGCTGCAGTGCTTGCTCTATACCTTGCTGGTAATACAGACCTGAAGGCATTAGCAACAGCAGGAGTTGCAGCAGTAGCAGGACCTCTTCTTAAGGCTTTGGATTCCTCAGCCACAGAATTTGGTCGTGGTAGTAACTAATTACATACCTCTAATCGGGCTTTAAAGGCCCATCAGAGACACGAGAACCCCCGGACTTAGGCTTACCCCTAGGACTGGGGGTTTTTTCTGTTTGTCTGGAGTAATAACTCGGGTTTAATTAGGTAGCCACGGCTCTGGTTAGGTGGTATCTGACAGCTAATTGGATGTCCCTCTATCTCTACGGCTAGGCGCAGTAGCTTGGTAGGCACCATGAGAACAGAGTCAGCTAATACAAATGCCCAGTACTCTGCCTTGGTTACTGATAGACCTGATGCTTGCCAACTATTAGTAGATACATACCAACATTCTGTCTCTATATATAGATTGCCAGTGTTAACCCATTTAAAATCTGTCTTAACTTCTACTGTTCTACCACCAGTAAGCAAGGTGTTAACAAGGTTCTCTCCTTGTACACCATTGCGATAGTCTAAATCAAAATCTGAATTTTTAATTGCGTGTCTCCCTGTCCTGTACTGTACTGTACAGTATAATACCCTATGTTAGTAGGGGATTATACTGCCCTTAACTTTTTCCTGTCATCTCCAGTAGTACCAGCCCAGTAACCTGCCATCCTATATTTAACAGCATACTCTAAGCAGGCAAGCTTAACAGAACATTGTCCGCAAATCTTATCTAATATGTCAGTGTCATAGTCTTCACCTTTATTTACAAACCAAGACTCGGTATCTGTGTTAGCACATCTAGCTTCTAACTTCCATTGTTCTTCTGCAGGGTCTATGTAGTTATTGTATTCATCTATGTTGAAGTGCCCCATTATCCGCCTGTCTTGTAGAAGCCACCTGTCTTAAAGATGGCTGGTATGGCAGACCATACCCTTGTCATACTTGTTTGGCAACATGTAGGTACAGACTCATCACCTATTTCTTTTGTTATTTCCTGTTGACTTGAACATACATCACACTTATAATCATAGGTAGGCATTAATCACATCCGTCTACTTCAGTAGGAGCAGTGGCTAAGCTGCCACAAAGGGCACACTCCATATCCAGAAAGTACATAGATATAGTTTGCTCTTGAAACATTACTTTTAGATTCCATAACTGTGAGCCACAAGGACATACCTCTGTAGGTATGCCTCTGTAGTCAGCGTTATACTTCTTTTTGCTTCGTCTCTTGATTCTCATCTTGAATATCCTGGTCAAAGTAAGCACGCCAACCGCCTAGGTTTTGTACTATAGAAGCCAAGGCTCTCTCGACTTTCTTACGTGCACCATCTGCACTGCTAGTACCCATATGTTCTGCCAGCTCAGACCACTCAGTCTGTTCATTCATATAGCGAAGGCGCAGTATGTTCTGTTTAGATTCCGGCAATCTGTAGTAACCCTTAGCTATATCAGAACGCAGGGCAAGCCAGTTCATGCCATCATTTATTGCACCATTGTTGAACTTAAGATTTAAATCTTTAATCTTGGTAGGCATCTCATAGCTCTCAGTAATAATTGAGGGCAGGAAAGCTTCAACGACTGACACATCATAGTAATATAAATCTGTCAGGTCGTAGCCTTGATTCTTAGCTTTTTCTTTTTCACAATACTTAAGGCATTGATTACGTAATGACTTAGCCATAAGCTTGTTCTTATCCTTTTCATCAAGAGCATCCCACTCTTTAAACTTATTAGGGTGGGTAACAAACCAGAGATACATCTCTTGTTGCAGGTCATCTACCTCAACCATAGGATATTTTTTCCTATACTCTGAGGCTATCTGTACCATCATGTCCTTGTAATCTAGCCACTTATCAATGTTGTATTTCATGGAAGCTTAATGTCTCCATCGATAATAGGTACGGTATAAGGAATTACTTTACGGTTCTTCTCAACTAAGATACCTATGCCCTGTTGCCAGTTAGCTACACCAGAGGTTAAGTAACTTGCCTGCTTCATGTCCATCAGATGACCGACTTCCATACCATAGATAGTTTTGTTCTTACCATTTAATCCAGTGGTCTGATGTTGTAGTCCCAGTTTGTGTGTGTGCCCGCATACGACACTCTTGCCTAGCTTATTAGCTAATGACATGGCTGTACTTCCAGGAGTCTGTATTGCCCTGCCTTCATCACCGTGTGCCATTACCCAGCCTGGTAGAAGTTCTTTAAATTTGTGCAGGTATTGTATGTCTAAAGAATGATACCCCAGCAATTCTTCTATCTTGAGAGTATCAAGAGAGCCGAATGCCGGGGCATATTTTCTAATGTAAGTCTGTATTCTATCCGTATGATTAGACCTTTGAATAACAAACGGTTTATTTCTACCGAGTGCTGCTCTAAAGTCTGCCATTATGTTGTACGTTAAATCAATTGAATCTTGTAGGGTTGGTGCGTACTCACCAGCCATACCCTTATTCCAACGCGATGGTTCGGGTGCGTCTAGCTCATCACCCACGCACCACAACTCGTGGGGCTTGTACCATTTGATGAACTTCATTACTGCATTGACACTCTTGTCGTCTTGATAAGGTATCTGCAGGTCGCTCAATACTACTATTCGGCGTTGATGTGTTGCCATTAGGCAAGCCTTCCCATTGTCCGTTTTGAACCAATAGTCCTATTATGGCATAGTTTGCTAGGTCCATGAAGGAATCAGCGACTGATTCGTAGTTCGGCGTGTCGCCACCCTTCTCGTAAAGGTTGTTAATCCTTGCGAGTTTGTCATACATTCGTACTCGTAGTCCATTGATAGGACCACCGGGTGCATTAGATATGTTGAGCGGACCGTAATCGTGCTGCTTTTTGAGTAGTAAATTCTTGAGGTCTGCGATGATGACATCTATATTATGCTCCATGTTTTCCATTAAGTAATCCTTCCACGCTTAGCTCAAAGTTTCTCATGCCTTCATGAACCATTAGTTCTTCCCATACCCTATCGGCTTGACCCAATGGAGCGGCTACTAGTAGTGCTGCTAAACCTATTAGCAATTCTTGTGCTTGTTCTTTATCTTCCTTATTAGTATGGTAGATATCGTACAAAGCACCCAATATATCAAGACCTTTATCTTCGGTTAGCTGTATGCCAACTGACTGGTCCATATGTTTAACGTGATTCCATATACTTTCATCAAGAAGCAATACAATTTCTGACTCGTTCATCTATCCATTCCTTTCCTAGTTTAATGAACACGCTATTTACGTCTTCACCTTCTGGCATTGCGATAACATTTGCGTTAGGTAACTCTCTTGTTATCTTCTTGCCAAACTCTGCACCTGCTGTATCTCCATCAGTTAATATGATAACCATATCGAAGTCATCTAGTATGCGTGAGTAGTGTGGCTTCCAGTTGTTAGCACCTGGAATACCTACCGTAGGGTGATTAGTTTTAACTGACATCATGATGCAGTCAAACTCTCCTTCGGTTACACATATGTATTTAGATTGCACAAAGCATGCTGGTGTATTAAACATGGTTGTCTTTGCGCCTACCATTCCCATGTACTTAGGGTCTACATCTCCCATTGCACGGAAACGAATGTCAACTACACCGCTAGGTGTTATGTAAGGTATAGCTAATCTATTCTTAAAGCCCTCATGCCCGGGCATAGGGTCAACTACTACCCCTAGATGAAATGTTTGTGCCTCTTCTACCGAGAGATGACGTGTTAGTAGATAATCTTTTGCCACCTCTACCTGAGAAGCGTACTGTTGGGTTGCCCGAAGTAGAAATTGTCTGTGCGAATTCGATAGCCTCACTTAATGTACCGCCCCTCTTCTCTTTTATTAAATCATATATGTCTCCAGCAACACCGCAACCATGACACTTAAACTTATTAAGTTCAAAGTTAATTGCAGATGATGCAGTCCTATCTTCGTGGAAAGGACATCTCATCTTACGCCAGCCATGCCCATCTGATGGCAGGCTGGCACCTAGATAAGCTAAGTAATCACTTACCTTGTGCTTCTCTTCCATCAGTAACCTTCCTTAGTAAATCTATCCATACTTGAACAGGCATAGTGGCGTACCAATCGGATGGATTCCCCTTGCCTTTCCGCTTGTGTACCACTACACCTGTCCAAGCTTTATCATTAGCCATCTCGACTAATAATTCTTCTACCCACCCCGCCAAGTCCATCTTGGCGTGGTTTTTAATCTCTATTGTGACTCCAGGTATACCAGATATATCGCCCTTATCTAGTGTTGCACCAGCTAAGCGACGGTCTACATAAGGGAACCATTCTTTAAGATACTTTACTACATCACGTTCTGCTTGGCTACCCTTAGCCTTAGAGGCTGAACTCATACTGGCATTTCTACTTGTTGATAATCTTTATACGTGTCTTCTAGATACATAGAACCTGGTTCAAAACTTAAGGTAACATATGTGTTACCAGTTTGGTCAGCCTTACCATAACGATTCTTTACTGGTGCTACACATAGGTATGTATCTTTACCTTCATGCATTAGCTGTTGACCAACTGTTAATACCATAGCAGGTATCTGATTAACCATACCTTGTAGAGATGAGCGTGGTTGACATGGTCTACCCTCGTATCCTTCTTTAGTGTGGTGCAGTACCAACACACATGCATTGGTATCCCTTGCTAGGTACTTAAGTTCTTTCATTGCTGCTCGCATACCAGAGAACTCTTCATGTCCATCCATTGAGATGTCCATTAGGTTATCAACAACTATAAGGGTAGGACTTCTACCCCACATAGTCTCGAATGCAGCAACCTCTTCATCTAAATCTTTAAGTGTAGGGCTAGGTTCAAATGACCAATACAAATGATTGTTGTTAGCAAGGATAGACTCAGCAGTATCTGGATTATGTTTTAATAGATTCTCCGCTTGCTGTTGAGTCATCTTGCCTGACATAGCAATCAATCGCATAGCCATGGTATGTGCATTAGTATCAGCTGAAAAATATAATGTTGGTTGTTTTAATCTTGCAGCTATATGTAATGCAATAGAACTCTTACCAGCACCAGGAGTGCCAGCAATTACCGTAACTTCTGCACGTCTAAGTATCATACCGGCACGTTCGAAGGCTTGAAAGGGAGCCGGTAAAGGCTCCCCTCCTACCTCTGATTTACGTACGCTACGTCTTAGTGTTTTCATTCACCACATCTTCGACATAGTATATAGATAGTTGGCTTAGTTTCTATTGTAAAGAAATGATGTCCTATTAATTTACATAGCCACATTATTTAATCTTATCTGCTAGGAATGTATTCCAGTCTGGCTCATGCTTAAGTACATAGATAGTTTTACACTTGTCTAATGCACCTCTAGCAGAAGGGCAGAAGTATCCTTTATAGATACCACCATCCTTGCTTGGACCTTGGAGTGCAGTCATCTTACCGTGAGGACACGTGCGCCCCCCACCTAACGATTGTGTTGGAGGGGCTTGGTTAAAAGGCGGTATCTCCTGTGCATTGAACGCTTGTTTAGCGTATGCAATAGCAGTCGGAGCTTGAGATGGCTTAGCTATAACTTCTAGTTCTGTTATAGCGGATTGAATACTTGCTAATGAGGTAGCAACTAATTGGTCTAGTTCCTCACCTGTGTTAGCACGTACTGTTAACTGCGTACCTGATGCAGTTCTTATGTTGATACTGATTGGTGCTTCTGTACTACTCATGCTTCTCCTTTGGTGTATACCACTGACATTGTGCAGTATATCCACACATTATACAATGGTCGAAGTTAGGTAAAAATATACCAGACTTCCTTGCCTTGTCAAACATATCTACCAACGTCTCGACCTTGCTGTCATCCAGACCAGCGAGGTCGTGCGGTGGAGATAATTCTCCCTTACGTGCCATCCAGTAGTAACCCTTGGTGATGTTTAAACCAAACTGTTTACGGATTCCATATGCATAGAAGGCTAACTGTAATGAACTATGCGGTGTAGTCTTACCTGTTTTTAAATCTACGATTACATATTCTTTATTGAAGCTATCATAAAACACACGGTCGATTGCCATCTTAACCGTCACTCCATTAACTACCGGTGCTAATTCTAATTCGATTGCTAACGTCCCATCGTCCAGCTTAGCGATTGACATGTGAGTATTTTCCTCACGCCATTGCACCCAGTTCTCCAAGAATTTATATCCATTTGCATACCACCAATCTCCATCCTCTGGATTGCGTGATTTCATTGCAGCCATACGCCAGTTAGATGTGTCGCTTAGATTGTATTCTTCTCGCTCATCAGCAGTAGCCTGCCACCATACATTCCAATGTTCTAATACGTTCAAGGATTTAACCTATCCCATTCTTCAGTCGCTTTATGTACGGCTGAACCTCCATAGAACCACCATGCTGGTAGCTCAGCAATCTTTTGTACTCTGCTTAAATAATATTTCCATCCACATGACAACCACTCAGTAAGTGATGAATATGAAACGTGTATAGGTAAATCGTGGTCATCAATCTTAATCATTGGACTCCTTAGTAAGGGCTGAACTAGGAGAAAGTAGAGAAAGCCTAGCCCAGCCTATACATTATACACCATGGAAAGGACACTAGAAAATGAACTAAACTAGTGCCTTATTAGTGTACCACTAGAACGGGATAGCGTCCTGTCCTAGTTTCTTTGTGTGTCCTACCCTACCATTTGGGTACCCACACTGACATAGTTCAGCAACGTTCTCGCAATCAAAGCAAGAGCCACACCAGGTACATGTACCCATGCTCTCCCATAAATCAGCTTCTGATACCCATGCGTTGCAATTAAAACATTCTTGTACCTCTAAATCATTAGGTACTTTCTCTTGCTTGACTGTATCCTTAGCTAACTTATTGTATCCAGCCCAAGCATACTCATCATCATAGTCATTGTACCAACCAGCATACCGGCCAGTAACATTTGATGTAGCATAACTAGAGTAACCCAAGTTACATGTATCGTTAGACCACCATACACCTGACTCATCTTCTTTACCTGATTCAGCATTAAGTAAGTACATAGGATGTTTAGCAGCAGGGTCAATGGTAATGACACATACCTTTGAACCAGACGTATAATCTTGTAGCATGTTCCAGATGTAGTCATCATCTAGTGCAGTAACTCCGCCTAGTCTAGGCAATAACTCCTCAGCAAATACTTTAGTATCACTGCGGTCATCTTTATCTGGTATCTCAATAGATAAGATACCGTTATGTCCGAGATAGGTACGGTCATCATGACCTACTGCAAACGGATGGCAATTCTCTAGCGTACGAGAACCATGAGTAGCGAACCGGGCATGCCACATAGCATAGCCATCTTGATAGATAGCACGCTGTGCTAAGAACCTATTGATAGATTCATCTGCGTCCATGCTTTTCTCTACTATGATTCTGTTCTCACTAGGTACGGCAATGGCAAAGCCAAAGCCATGTGGATTATTTAATGCAGAGTTCTCCAACTTATCTCTTGATGGAGTAACTCCTGGTGGTAGTACGCATAACATACACATGATTAGTCCTCTCTACTCTCATTGTGTGAATCGTTATTGAATGAACGATTGATTGTCTCAAACAAGTTAGGATACTTATCGGTATTAGAACCGATGTAGCCTACATACTTTACCCAAGAGAATGGTTTATCTTTGGGGATTATCTTAAGCTCACGAGTATATTCAACTACTGATTGAACAAACTCTAAGCCAGATAATATTCTAGGTATATGTAATGAACCCTTAAACACACGAACTTCTAGTGTATTATCTGGTTCAACATTAACGGCAGCATACCTGCCATTTGATTGGTTCTTGTATTTAACCTTTGGAATAATCTTACCTGCGTCAGAGAAGCTAGCATAGTTAGAACTACGACCGGCAATCCTCTGTACTTGGCGTTCATTATCGTAGATTAGTTTAATGAATCTAATCTGATGGTCATCGTTATCGAATGCAGTACGACTTACATGTACGTGCAATCCACAAGTACTAGTATTCCAAGACCTGAATCTTAACTTCTTAAGTTCAGTTAGCATAGTCCAAGGGAAGTTCTTTTGATACTCTTCAAGTGTATGTGGATGAGTAACAATCTCAAAGCCATTTACTAATGAACCATCACCTTTAAGATAGCCACGATACTTGCGATTACGCACTGGATTTAGAGTATTATGTGCTAGTTCAGCACCTATTGCATAGTTGTCATCAGTATCTTCTACCTCTAACTCAAAGCCAAGGTAGTACTTACCTTCACCCCAAAATCTAGGGTCAGGTTTATAACTCCAGCTATGCACATACTCACTGTAGTTTCTAGTGCGACTATCACAACTATGACCGTCCTCTTCACCAAAGCAATCACCACAATCATCACACTCTATTTCACTGTTGTAACAATCACGGCACCTGCTATCTTGATGTAACTCAGACCAGTATAAATCGTCTGAGTCACCAAACATTTGATTACATTCATCACATGATACATAATCTGGATTTGTTTCTTGCCATAGTTCTGTACATCCAGGACAATATATTCTGCCACTAATGTATTCCATTTTTACTTTGGGTGTACCACTTGCGTGCCAACCACCCCAACGACTACCCAAGAAATAGCGATTACATTCATCGCATTGTTGGCCACATCTTTTGTGACCATAGATTATTTCAAGTAAGTTATTCTCACCAGATACCCTCTTAGATATTTCTACCTTTGAGAATCTATAATTCCAGACATCACTGCTTAGTGTTGATTCATCTGGCTCTACAAACATGTCATTACATACACCACATAAACCATGCGTTGTATCGGTAACGACATCACTTGATGTCTCTACTACATCAGGCATTGCATTTCCTTTCTGTTAGTACCAACCGTGTTTGCGGTGGTGTGTCCAAGCGATAGACGGACGTCCATACTTATGTTCTATATAGGCCAGTCCCCGCTCAATCTGTAGCGGGGCTGGCGCTTTAGGGTCCAGTCCAAGTATCTGTGGTATACCACCCGCATGTTTACCTGAATGTTTATCTGCACTCTTATTGAAAGCTTCATGTCTCCAATGAGATTCAGCAGTCCACAATTTATTCAGAGCTATAAACTCTGATGAATTCCAGTCATACATTATGTTCATGTATGCACGGGCGTATGTCTTAGCAAGACGTGGTGTCCAGTAAGAGTTAGGCACCTCTTTGCATTCCGGTCTACTACCTATTGCTATTGCATATGCTGACGAGGGATACCCAATCAACCCACTTAGTATGAACCAGAAGGAAGTAAAGATAGATACGTTACGTTTAACTATATCTTTCATTCATCCTCCCACATACGGTCAGGTAAACCTGAGTCATCATCATCACATACGCATTCCTCTTGGTCACAACCATCACATGGTTTAGTATCCAAGGCAGCGTCATCACCTTCTAAGTACCTAGGTTCACTCATTAGTTATGCACCCCATAAGACCAGCAGATACTTTGTATTGCTTTGCTTAGGTCACTGATGAACTTAGTCTTTGCTTCATCAGTCATACCAACAACATCATTAGTATGGATAGTAACTTGCCATGCGATGTCATCTACTACATCATTCATAGTACTCATCTCCAATCCATTGAGCTTCATACTTCTCCTCCTGGTCCATAGGTGCAAGCCAAGCATTGTGTAGCCTGGCTTGTTCAACTGCGTCTGTTTCATTTAGTGCGGTTACGTCTTGCTCTTGCTCATAGGTGGTAATTTTCCACACTTTATACTTAGGCATTAGACTCTACCTTCCTCGACAAGTCCATCAAGTATGTCGCCTGCTATCTCGACCAACGTCCGGTGTTCTTGATTAACATATGAACCACCGGTGCCTGCCTTGTAGCATGCGTCTATTACTTCTTTGATTTGTTCCTCACTATAACCCATTAGAGTCATTCGTTATCCTCCTGATACTGCTTGATTAGATGGTTAAGTTCATCCTCCCAGTCTACCTCTTTCTCTAACTCAAACGAGGCAGAGGTGTCAGTTGTATTAACTGGCTTGATGTATTCCAGATGTGCCCACTCATTACCCTCATTAATAGTTTTCAATACGAAATCTAATAGCTCATGTACTGACTGGTCAGTAGCCATCTGCATTCGTATCTCGCTATACTTCATTACTTGAGGTACTGCGCTTTCATTTATGGTAGCCTTGAACACTACCGGTGTATAGATTTCCATCATGTCCTCCATGTTTGTCTCATTATTGGTTCACCAGTATCGACTCGGATGAGTGCAACACTGGCGGTATACTTTGCTGCTGAGTTGCTGTTAAGTTCTCTGCGCCAGCAGTCAAGCGCAGTACTGTAATCGTCATAGTACATGACGTAACTATCCTGTCTGTGGTCCGTGTATGTGACGACCTTATACTTACGGACTTGCTCTGCAATATCATCTAAGTACATACACCTCCCTTAGTTCTTGGTTGAGTTTAACTTCCGTGTTAGTTTAGCATTCTTAATAGCTGTTGTAATTACTAGTGTGCTACTCAGAGTCAGCGCAATAATAATAGCTATCGTGTCTGTTACTTCTATATACATGGGTACTCCTTTCTTGTATCGACATGTGTACCAGGTTTTTACGATGCCGGGCCGACATAAAAAAAAATAAGGAGAGTGACTGACCGAAGCCAGCCACTCTCCTGCTTATATTAACTTACGACTAACTCAGTAACCTCTATTTGAGTCCATGGTTTGCGACGGTCTGCATTCTCTACATCTTTACGACGGTCGAAGTTAGTTACTAATCGACCTGTAAGTTGTACATTTGGGATGATGCCGTCTGCATTAGGAGTTAATCCGTCTGCTAAACCAAGGCGGTTCTGAGTGAATACTATAGGGAATGTAACCAAGCAACCGGTTCTACCATTTTCCAATATGGTGTATTGGGAGAATGAAGCGGTTTTAATTTTCCAGTTACCGTTCTCTTTAGTTTGGATATTCTTGATTTGTCCTGTTAGTGATACTGTGTTCATTTAGTGCTCCATTTCTTAGTTAGTTGGGGGTTGCCCCCTGTCACTTGTTACTGGGGGCAAGCCTGTTAGTTACTTACTTGGACAAGTACACCAATCACCTATTGTTAACCTACCGCATTTAGGACATTTTCCTATGGATGGTACGGTAGGTTTTGATGGGTCGATTTCTATACTCATGATACGTACTCGTCGCAGTTGACACACTTGGTTTGTGCTAGTGTTGTTAGATGACACCAATTACAAACAACTTGATTGTTTGGAATTTCAGGGTCATCATCTGAAGCCATAGATTCAGAACGGGCTTGAATCTCGCCTTCATAGTACTCATTGCGAACTGACCCGTCATTTTGTCGGGTCAGCGAGCCTATCCAGTCATGGCCACTGAACTCTGAGGTATGAACCCATTGGAACTTGTACTGAAGGTTACCTTCATCTACTAGTTCGTGGGCTATGTCAGTAACTCTTGCGTCCGCAAGGTCTTGGCAGTTATCACACAATGCGTCCATTTGTAAGCAGTCGTAGCATTGGTTTGTGATGTTGATTCCGTTATTTGTCATCTTTACTTTCCTTTCTTTATGTAGTGCATGGTTGCTCTACATGGAGCCAATTGAACCGTGCCATAAAAACTATCCAGTCCAACTGTCTGAAAAAGGGGCTTCAGCCCTGTTACTTTTTCAGACTGATATGGACTGACATAGTTTTTTGGGTAGTTTCCCATAGAACAATTTACCTATAGAGTAACGGCCATCAAAGTCAAGGTCAGGTTGTTGTTGAAGTCTTGGTGTAATTCTGGAACAGAATTCAACGAGAGTTCTACAGCCAGTAGCACGGCGCCCTTGGGCGACGAGCTGAGCGCTGGGACTAACAGCCTTGACTTTTGGGAAACCACGGTACAATGTGGCGGAGTAGAGCAATGTTACCCACGTCACCACTGTGTTCCCGCTTGGTATTAAATCATTTAGCCTGGGGTATTTCTATTATTAAGGCAGGGCGACTGAGGACATAGGACGAGGGAGAGAGCAGTCCGTAGCAGTCCACCTGCTATAGCAGTTATAGTCTGTATAGACATGACCCGGAGGGTTATTAATATGGCAGTGACTGTAATACTGTATCTCTCCTCAAAATTATTTGTGGTTATAGTTACCTTTGCCCCCTGTCAAACTGGTACAAAATAGGACATAACGACCAACCTAGCATAGGAAATAAAAATACTTTAAAATAAAACGTCCGTTTTACCCGTTTGGACGGATTAGTACTGTATGTAGCAGTAAGTTATTCGCCAGGCTTTTATATAGCCTGGCTCATACAGTTACAGTACAGGTGTTACAGACAGTGTAGGACGGCGAAGGACTATCTAAAGGACACCATGACATTCAAGGCTGGCGAGGAGCATTTCAAGGTTAAGGCTCTAGCCGAGGCAAAAGCTAAGGTTATAGAGTTAGTGAGCCAAGGAGCTACTACCCACCAAGCTATGAACATGGCTGGCAAGAAACCGGATACGGTTCGTCAGTGGATGCTTAGGGATGCTGACTTTGCAAAGGAGTTAGCTAAGGCTAAGGAACTAGGTGAGAGTCTCACTCTAGCTAACCTAGGTTATGATAAGAAGGATTTACCCTTTGCTGATTTTTCAAAAAATTTTTTAGACCAGACAGTCTTCCCACATCATCAAGACTGGGTCGACCTGTTAGAGGGACGGGAACCTTCCTGGCTTCATCCTAACATGATATATGATAAGGCTGACAAAGCTAGGATTCTTATTAACGTGCCACCGGAGCACGCTAAGAGCACGGTGATAACCGTGAACTACTCAACATACCGTATCGCTCTCGACCCTAACGTTAGAATCATCGTTGTTTCTAAGACACTAGTAAAGGCACGAGAATACGTGTACGCAATCAAGCAACGTCTCTCACACCCAAGATGGCTTAAGATGCAGAATGCATTTGGTCCTCAAGGTGGGTGGAAAGAAGACGCAGATACTTGGCGAACTGATACAGTGTACCTCGGGAGCGATGCTCGTAACTCAAGTGAGAAAGACCCTACCATTCAAGCACTAGGTATGGGTGGGCAGATTTATGGAGCCCGTGCAGATTTAATTATTCTTGACGACGTGATAACCACAGCCAATGCCCATGAATGGGAAAAACAACTCAACTGGCTACAAAAAGAAGTTATCACTCGTCTCGGCAAAAACGGCAAGCTATTAATAGTGGGGACTAGAATTGCGCCAAGTGACCTATATAAGGAACTTCGTAGTCCTGAGCATTGGTCTGGTGGTAAGTCTCCCTTTACTTATATGGGTATGCCTGCTGTACTTGAGTACGATGTTGACCCAAAGAATTGGGTTACGCTTTGGAAAGAATCAGATGTCCCATGGGATGGCGATGAAACAGTACCTCCCAACGAAGCTGGATATTATCCCAAGTGGGATGGACAAACATTATTTAAACGTCGTTCCGAGGTTACTCCTACTACGTGGGCTCTTGTCTACCAACAAGAAGACGTACAAGAAAACTCTATCTTCCCACCAGCCTTGGTACAGGGAAGCATACTCGGGGCTAGAAGAGTCGGACCTTTAAAGCCAGGGGTACAAGGCCATCCTAAGAACGTTGAAGGCTACACCATTATTGGTATGGACCCAGCTATTGCTGGCCATGCAGCTTTAGTTGCAATAACTTTTAATAGAGTTGATGGGCGTATATACGTACTAGATTGCTTAAACATGGCAGAACCTAGTTATCAAAAGATACGTGATGCTATAGAAGCTATGACTATCAAATACAAACCCCAAGAAATACGAATTGAAATTAACGCATTTCAGAAAGCATTTGAATTAGATGACAGCTTACGGCAATGGCTTGCTGGATACGGCGTACGGCTTAGTTCTCACCATACAGGAAAGAATAAATGGGACTCAAACTTTGGAGTCGCCTCCATGTCAAGCTTATTCGGAACTACTCAAGACGGTAAGTTTCAAAACAACAACATCCTCGAACTCCCATCAAGTGAGGGCTCAGAAGGAATCAAAGCTTTAGTACAACAATTGATTACCTGGAAGCCGGACACTAGAGGTAAGACAGACTGCGTTATGGCTTTATGGTTTGCCATCATCAGAGCAAGAGAATTAATTCAAAGTGGTACAAGGGTAACACCTTATCTAAATAATAGATGGGCTACTAGAGCTCAGATGGAACAAAGAAACTCAATCAACTTAGACGATGCTTTTAATGAGCAATGGTCTGAAATATACGGTTAGGACTTAAATGGCATTAGATATGAGACAGATAACTGCAAGGGTTCAATCCCTGCGTTATCGTTCTACAGAGAGAGATGCACGTAACTTAGACGTACTTTCTGTTCGTCAAGGAAAAATCTCACAAGTTTATCCTAACTTCTTTCCAGCTGGTATAGACCAAAACGTAGTAGCTAACTTTATTGATATTGTTGCAAGAGACCTTGCAGAAGTTATGGCTCCACTACCTGCTGTCAATTGCTCAGCGGTAAATCAAGTTTCAGATAGAGCACGTCAGTTTGCAGATAAACGTACAAGAATTGCTGCTAACTATTTCCGTCATTCAGATTTGCAAGTAAATATGTACAACGGTGCGGACATGTACATAACATACGGTTTCCTTCCTTTCATTGTTGAATTAGATGAAGAAGCAGGATTACCACGGATTAGATTAGAAAATCCTATTGGGTCTTATCCAGAGTTTGACCGTTATGGTCGCTGCGTAGCATTCGTAAAACGTTATACCCTTACCCTAGGTGAGCTGGTTAGCCAGTTCCCTGAGTTTGAATCACAACTCCTAGGCTCAGAGGGTTATACACAAAACCTTAATTCTCAAATAGAGATGATTCGTTACTACGATAAAGACCAATCAGTTATTTATATACCAGCAAGAAAAGATTTAGTTCTATCAAAAGCAAGTAATCCACTAGGTAAGATGAATGTAATCATTGCTAGACGCCCTGGTGTTGACGGTGAGCTTCGTGGACAGTTTGATGATGTATTAGGAATCCAGTTACTTCGTAACCGTTTTGCTTTACTTGCAATGGAAGCTGCAGAGAAATCTGTTCAAGCACCAATTGTATTACCAAGCGATGTACAGGAATTACAATTAGGCGGAGACGCTGTAATCCGTACAAACAATCCAGCAGGTGTTAGACGTGTTGAACTTAATCTCCCACAAGGAGCTTTTACAGAACAACAACTTCTAAACGAAGAACTTCGCGTAGGAGCTCGTTATCCTGAGTCACGTACTGGAAACGTTAAAGCTTCAATCATTACTGGCGAAGGTGTACAAGCACTATTAGGTGCCTTTGATACACAGGTTAAGTCAGCACAATCTATATTTACTACAGCATTACGTGATGTTATTTCTCTCTGCTTTGAGGTAGATGAGAAATTATTTAACGTAGAAAAAACAATTCGTGGCACCGATGCTGGTGCACCTTATGCGGTTACATACACACCTACAAAAGATATTAAGGGTGATTACTCAGCCGATGTAAGATACGGAATGTTGGCTGGTTTAAATCCAGCACAAGGACTTATCTTCATGCTTCAAGCTCTTGGCGGAAAGCTTATCTCTAAAGATATGGCTATGCGTGAGTTGCCATTTAACGTCAACGTCACCTTAGAACAAGAGCGTATTGAAACAGAAGATATGCGAGCTGCATTGATTGGTTCATTGCAAGCTTACGCACAAGCAATACCTCAACTCGCTGCCCAGGGCGGTGACCCCAGCACTATTGTTAATAAGATAGCTGAAGTCATTAGGCAACGTCAGAAAGGCATAGCAATTGAAGATGCCATCAGTGAGGTATTTGCACCAGAGAATCCTCCAGCTGGTGGCGCACTATCGGTCGAGCAGCCGTCCGTCCCCTCTGCTCCCGGCGCTCCAGTTGGAGGCTCACAACCACAAGAAGCCCCACCACCAGGACCAGGAATGGTTCAACAAAGACCAGAATTACAAACTTTACTTAGTAGCTTAAACGCTACAGGCAAAGTGGGAAGTAGTGTAAGAACAAGTAATCGTCGTCAAGTAGGTTAAATTGGACAGGGGACATGACAACAATCATTGGATTAGAACACAAAGACCGTTGCTTCATAGTTGCAGATAGCCAGACTACTGATGAGGGTGGAAGAATTTATACTCACCCAGAAGTTCAAAAGATTTCATCTAGAGGAATGTTTTTAATAGCAGGTTCAGGTGAGACATTACCCTGTGATATTGCGCAGCATATCTGGGAACCGCCTACACCTAGTAAGCAAGAAAGAGATGATTTATATCATTTCATGATTGTAAAGGCTATGCCTTCATTACGTAAATGCATGACAGATAATGGATACAATTTTGATGAAGATACAAAAGATACTCGCTTCCAGTTTATCGTAGCTGTAGGTGGAGAAATATTTGATATCGACCAAGAATTATCAGTAAGTAAATCTGCAGATGGAGTGTACGCTGCAGGTTCAGGAGCACCATATGTACTAGGTGCTATTCATGCAGGAGCTGATGCATACGAAGCTATGGAGATAGCAGCAAAACTTACAGCATTTACTGCTGGACCATTCATGTCAAGAGAACAACCTAGGAAGATTAAGTAGGAGTATAAATGGCAAACGGACAAGGCGGATATCGTCAACCTAGCAATCCAGCACCAGTATCTGGCCCAGGAGCTTTATCAAAGCGTACTGATGGCGGAGCTGTAGAGGGAATGACACAACCTGCTAAATACATGGCTGGTTTAGGTTATGGTAAAGGCGGCAACATGGAGCAACAAACAGGTGCTCCTATTCAAGGAAATGATATTCCTGCTATGCCTATGCCTAACGTTTCTTTATCTCAACCTTCTATGCGTCCAGAAGAACCTGTTACCGCTGGTATAGATATGGGTCCTGGTCCTGGAACTGAAGCATTAAAAATTCCTAACATGCAGTACTCAGCTTCTCAAACTATTCGTCAGATTGCACAGTATGACCAAAGTGGAGAATCAGAATTACTTTATAGAGCCTTGCTTGACAGAGGTTTCTAGTGCCAAATTTAGACCCAAAGGTAGCTCAGCTATCTCCTAATCTATATTCAGCAGCCTATAATGCTGGTCTTCAGCCAAATCAGATTAACACAGTTAATCAAATTGCTGGAACTGTAAATTTAAATAAGAAGCTAATGAACATGAATAATGATGCTGCTCAAAAAGAGTACAAATTATTAGACCCAGGTGTTCAAGACCAACTTAGTGCTATGTATGGAGAAGCTCCTTATGTTCCTAAAGCTGGAGAAAATTTAATTTGGCGTGGCATTAAAGATATTAAGAACATTGCTATTGGTCCATTTAAAGCAGCGTTTAAAGTAGCGGGAGAATACAACCGCGGTATTAACACACCTTATTTAGTAGCTAGACAAATTCAACAAGGTAGCAGTCCATTTGATGCTCATGTTTGGTCTGGTGCTTGGGATGGTAAAGCTATTTATGATAATAAATCATTAGCTTCTTTACATGGTGAGTACGGTAATACAGATACTTTTGTTGCCATGAAAACTCTTGAAGGCTTAAAGCCTGGTGAGATTATTGATGCCTATGGAACTCCTAACGCTGAAATCATTGGTTCAATCACTAAGATGCTTTCAGAGCCTGAACAATTTAAGGGAATGCTTAATAAATTTAAAGGCGCTCAAGTATCTTACGGTAGAGATATATCTCGTATATTGCTTAATGCACAGCCTAATGATAACAAGCTTTATTCAAGTAATGAGTGGAATAAACTTTCTGGTACTATTGACTTTCTAGCTCAAATATTTACAGACCCATTAACTTACATTACTGGTGGTACATCTAAAGCTATTACCCGTGCTGATAAATTAGCTGAAGCATTAGCTGCTGGTGAGAAATCTATAGCAGAAGTATTTGCTCGTAAAGATATCCGTAACACATGGGATAACGTAGCTGGTCCAATGGTTGAGCGTTTGCATAATGCACGTATTCTTGGCGGAGAAGAAGGCAAGAAAGCTGCAATTATTGTTAGAGACGAAATTAAGCGTCTTATGCCTGACCTTAATAATAACGATATGCTTAAACTTTTAACTACCAATAAAGTATTTAACGCTGACAAAGCTGAAGAATTCTTTGGTAAGTCAGAGCCAATGATTGAGTTGCTATCAGGTAGAGTAGACGGAACTACTTTCTTCCGTACAGGTATACCAATTGCTAAACGTTCTCGTGAATTTACTAGCAATCTTAATAAAAAAATGGGCGATTATTTTAATGGTGGAATTGAAAATGCTGCTAATTTAAGTGATGATTTTGTTAAAGATATCCGTAGTATAGGTTTAAACAAAGACCCTTTAGTTCTAGGTCAAACTCCTTTACTTGAAAAACTAACAGGAGAACTTGCTAGCGTTAAACGTAAATTAGGTCGTTATGCTGCTAGGTTTCCCGGTGCAGGAGAAATTGGCATATTAGATAATAACGTAGATAGAACTTTATCTACTGTTGTCTCTTTAGCTAGAGTTATTTACCCTAAGGCACATGCTGAATATTTTGGTGAAGCTTTTAGAACATCTGACCCACAAGATAGAACTATTCTTCTTCGTGGTCTGTATACACAAATATTTCATTCAATGGGTCTTCCTGGTAAACCGGGTGGGAAAGCACTCATGGAAAAGATACTTCAAGATAAGTTTGCCGATACCACATCTTTCTTAAGCAAAGCTGAAGTTAATGTACCACCTCAGTTTGCTAATGCTATTAAATCAAAAGGAATCTTAGAAGAACAACCTTTGTCTGGTGTAGGTGGATTACTTAAGACAAGTTATGATGGTCCCGTACATTTTTATAATGCTAAACCTGCTGTTGGTAATCTACCATGGAATGAATTATCTGAATATGCTACTAGTTTTGGTGAACGTTCAGCAATTGGTGAGATTGTTGATGCTATTGGTGGAGCAACACGTCATACTTATGCAAGAAAAACTACAAATGCATGGACTATACTTACATTATTTCCACGTTTAGGTATTCGTTCTGCAATAGACGAAGCTTTTTTCTATTCAATGATGGCACCAGGTGAAGATATATTTAAACTTGGCCTAGGACGTAAGCTACATAAAGGTATTCAAGCTTATACTGGGGATGAAAAATCAATTCCTCCTATTAAACGTGCTATCCTTAATGCCCTTGGTAAGAATCCAGCTAGATACTTAGATGAAAAAGACCGCCTAACCTCTGTAATGGTTAATGGCGAAGAACGTTTTCGTTTAGACACAGAAATGAACGTGGCTGCAAAAGTAGTTCCATACCTTGAACACATACTTCCTGAAACAAATAAAGCAGCTAACATGGATTACATGTACCAAGCAATGGCACACCATCCAGAAATAGCTAATTCAATAGTAAACTCATCCATTGGAAAGTCTGCTATTAATAATGGTATTAGCGGCGGAGACTTGGCTGGACAAATTGTTTCAATGAGCCATTTAAGTAACATGCATAAAGAGTTAGGCTTCATACCTACTGGTACATACGGAGCTCGAGCAATTGCTGACCTTGAAAAAATTGGTCCATCTGCAGTATCAGCAGCTCATTACCAAAATTGGTTTTTAAGATTTACTAAGAACTCTCGAAACCTAGGTAAAGGCTTTGAAACTTATATTAATCCAGGGGAAATCTTTGTACGTAACAATGGTCTTCGTACTGAGAAAGAATTCTCCGCAGCCCGTGATGAAATCTTGGGTAAAATAGGAGTTAATCCTGATACTTTAGAAGTAACAGATGTTAAGCTTCTTAATGGGTTCTTAGAGTTATCACAACAGACAGTAAGGGACGCTGAGCGTGGCTGGTCTGGTGCAGATACAGCTGTTAAACGTGTAGAAACAATGCTTTTAGATATGTATGAAGTATTCCATGGCAATGCTGTTGCATTTAATGATAGATTATTAAACCATATCAAAGAAACAGCAAGCATTATTCAAGATGAAGCCCGTGTGGGTGGTAATCAGACTATGGCATACGGTAAAGCTGTACGTCTTTCATTAGACAGTGTTGATTATCCTGTCTTTGATGAACTAACTAAAGGATTTAGACCTGAAGGTGTAATCAATACAGACCTTAATTTTTCTAAAGCAGATACAAATGAAGCTTACCTTCAAAAGATACGCCAATGGGCAGATGATAACATTAGTCACCCAATGGATTGGATGGATGCACAGAACAATCACTTGTTCCGTCAGCCAGCATTATGGGCTACATACATTAAGTTCCGTGAGAAGTATGCACGTTTAGAAACACAGTATGCAAAAGAGTTAACAGAGAATAACACTCATATAACCCCAGAATTTGCTCGTGAATTAGCTGAAAAGAAGTTCACTGAAGTAGCTATGAGTCATGCTGGTAGCAATGTATTAAAGGCTGTAGATAACCCTGCTATCCGCAGTAATCTAGCATGGAGCCTACGTACTACAGGTCGTTTTTATAGAGCAACAGAAGACTTCTACCGTCGTTTATACAGGTTAAAAGAAGTAAGTCCACAGGTTCTATATCGTTTAAGACTTGCACATTTAGGATTACAATCCAATGGATTTATTCACCCAGACCAAAATGGTGACCCATACTTAGTAATGCCTGGAGATAATCTTATCTACCATGCAATCAATGGCACCTTCTCTGTATTAACCGGCAACCCAGATGCTATTAAGCAGCCAATGTTTAATGACTTTACAGTTAAGATATCAATGGGTAATCCATCTTTCCAACAAGATGCTGGTCAACCTAGCTTATCAGGACCATTTATTGCTATACCTATTTTAGGTATTCAGAAAGCATTAAACTTATGGGGTGGTGATATAGGTAAGAAAGTATCTATTGAATTAGATAATGCTATACTTGGTAACGTTAATGAAAACCTTAACTTAACTAAAGCTTTAGTTCCTTCATCATTGCAACGAGTATATTCAATGCTTCCTAAAGGCGAGAAAGACCAACAATTAGTTTCAGCCACTCAACAAGCTATTGCGTATAACGCAGCACATGGATTGTTTTTAAGTCCAGAGAAACTAGGTGCTTTACCTAAAGAAGAGAGTGCTAAAGCTACATCTGATTACTTAAAGACTTTAAAGGTAAGCGTAAACAACATATTGTTTATGCGTGGATTCTTAGGCTTACTATCTCCAATTGCTCCTGGTATGCAGGAGAGCAAAGATGTTCCAGACTATCTAAAGAATGCTGGCATCAATGGACTACGTCCAGAGTTTGCTGACATTCTTCAAAGTATTATGCGTAATGCAAAGGGTAGAGTAGTTGACCCATATGAATTAGCATTGATGGCATTTACTGGTAAACATCCTGGAAAGCTTGTATATACAGTAGCTAGAGATAACAAACAAACAAATGTTGTTGTCAATAAGACTAAAGAAATGCGCCAATGGATGCTTAATAATGGCGATGCTATTGAAACATATAAAGATGCAGCTTTAATCTTTGCTCCTCATATTGGTGATTATAATTCAAATATCTATCTTTGGATGCAGGCATCTGGAATGATGGAACAACGTGGCATTCAAGATTACTATGAAGAAGTAGCTATTGCTCAAGACCGTCAGAAGTATTATGACTATCGCAGTCAAGCAGAGCAACAATTACAGCTACCTTTGAATGGTTCTCAAAGACAACAAGTATTAGATGAGTTAGCCTTTGCACAGGATTCTTTAAAGAAAGCTAACCCTATGCTAGAGATTGCTTTAAACAGTAAGTCATTTGGTATAGGAAAACAAGAAGACATGCTAGCTAAGTTACAGGGCGCAATAGCAGATAAAAACTTTAAGATGACTGATGCTACTAGAGCTAAGATGTCAACAGCAACTACTCTTGTTGATAACGCTTTAAACCATATCCGCAATGATGCAAACATGATGGATGTAATGAACTCTGCTGAGATTAAACAACAGATTAAGCAACAAACTATTGATGCACTCAAGGAATTGGGTGGCTCAGTAGGTAAAGGTGGACCGTCTGACCCATTTATTGCAGAGGCAACAAGAGCTATCTTCTTACCTCTCCTTAACTTCTATGCTCGTACAACTCTTAAGTAAGGTAAATTAATGTCATTCTTAGATGATGCTGCAAAGTCAATGGCTAAAGCTCTTTATGAAGATTTCTATAGAGGCATGGTTGGTGGCGCTGTTGCTGCAAGTGTTCCAGCATCTCCTCAAATTGGAGCTGCAGTTCAAAATGTTGCATCAGGTAACATACCATCAGCAGCACAAGCAGCGGCTACTGCAGCTGCTGCATATGCAGCACCTACACCAGAAGAGTTATTAAAATCCATTACTAGTGCTGCTTCAAGTAATGATGCTTCTGCTACAGGCACAGTTACTCCTAGTACTATTAGTCCTATTACTAATCAACCATCTACTGTGGTCGGTGGGTCACCTAGTGGCTCAATGTCTGGCTATAGTGCAGGAAGTTATTCTTCTGACTTTTTGGGCAATCCTACCGTTGGCATACTTCCAGAGTTATCTATATTAAAAGATAAGTATGACCAATTCTATGTAGGTAAAACTGTTAATGGTGTACCTCATAAAATAGCAATTATAGGTGATGCAAACAACCCTAATGCCTATAAAATAGTTGATGTTGAAACAGCATACAAAGATATTCTTACACCTTATCTTGCTAAAAAAGGTGGCATTGCTGCTTTAAAGCAAGAGATGTGGCGTAAAGGTCAATTTACTAGTGCTGATGGTAAAGCTTCTATTGCTGCTGGAGATACAATAGATAAGGCTTTTAATAAAGTTTTAACAAAGTACATAGATGACCTTACATTCTCTAACTTTAATAATGCAGGTAGCCTTAACTTCTTATCATTTGGTCAATTGTTGGACCGAACCAAAAATTTTGCTGGTACTAAAACATCTTCAGTAACAACTTATACTCTTAAAGATATAGCTGCGCAAGATATAGCATCCTTTGTTCAGAGTTACCTAGGACGTGGTGCTACAGCTGAAGAAGTATCTTCATATCAAAAGGCACTTAATGATTATGAAAGAGCACACCCAAGCAAAGCTACTGTTACTAAAGATTCACTAGGTGCAGAAACTAATCGTGTTCAAACTGCTTCAGTTAGTGAGCAAGATAAGACTGCATTAAAAGTTGCAGTTATATCTAAGGCTCTTCAAGCTAAAGACATAGACCCATCTACTATATCTAAAACGGGTGGCATTATTGCTCAGGGTATAGATGCTATCAAAGAAACAGCAGCTAAATATGGTATGGCAATGGACGATAAAATGGCATTAAATGAAGTAATGCAAACCTTGCAACCAGGTTCAGACCTTAAACAACGTGCTGAAATTATTAAACAAAACTCTAAACTTATGTACAAAAACCTTGCTTCTTATATAGACCAAGGTGGAAGCGTTAAAAGTATAGCTGATAACTATAATTACTATAAGAAGAAGTACCTTGAGACAGGTGCAGAAACAGATGTCTTTGATAAAGATATTCAAAAAGCATTACACAATGACGGTAAAGCAGGGGTTATGAATCTTAATGAATTCATAGTTTCATTGAAGCAAAAACCTGAATGGGCTAAGACTATGAATGCCCATGAAGAGGCTGCTGATTATGCTAACACTGTTCTTAAGTCCTTCGGATTGGTAGGCTAATGGCAAGATTATTTGATTCAGAAGCAGGGGCACCAAGTCCAAAATTAGCACCTGAACAAGTTAAACAACTTGCAACTGCTTTTGCTGGGGTTGCAAATGCAACATCAGATTTAAACACTTCTATGAAGATAGCTAAACAAAATCCTAATAGTGATGTAGCACAACAAAATGTTAACGTAGCACAGGAAGCATTAGATGCTGCTAAAAAAATTACTGCAGCAACAAACATAGAGGTTTATGGAAACCCAGAAGGAAAGATTACTCCTGGTGCTCCCGTTATTGATGCAAATAAAGTTGACCCATTAACTCAATTAAAAAATGATGCTAATGATGCAGCTCGTAAAGATGCCTTTGCGTTACTTGCAGATACTTTTAAATTATATGGTTTAGATTCATTGGCCGAGACTATTAAGGGTTATATGACCCAGAACGTAGGACCTAATGAAGCAACGCTTTTATTAAAGGGAACACAAGCATACAAGGACCGTTTTGCTGGTAATGTTACTCGTGTTGCTGCGGGTAAGAATGCTATTCCTGAAGCTACATATCTAGGTCTTGAGAATCAATACGCTGAAGTACTTAAAGCATATGGACAGAATGCATTAGGCAGCCGTGCTGAATACGCCAATCTAATTGGCAATGATATATCTAATATAGAATTAGGTGACCGTCTTAAACTAGCAGTTACTAGAGTACAACAAGCTGACCCTAGTGTTAAAGCACAACTTAAACAATTTTATCCTAATATTACTGATGCTGATTTAGTTAGTTACTTCTTAAAGCCAGACCAAACATTACCTGCATTGGAACGTAAGGTTACATCAGCTGAGATTGGTGCAGTAGCTGCATCACAAGGTTTGAGTACAAGTGCTACTAGCGCTGAAGACTTAGCAGCCTTTGGTGTTGACCGTTCTACAGCAATTAAAGGTTACTCAACCATTGGTTCGATACTTCCAGAAGCTACAAAACTAAGTGATATTTATGGCGAAGCAAAGATTAATTACACACAAAAGACAGCTGAAGAAGAAGTCTTTAAAGGTAATGCATCTGCTGAGCGTAAGCGTAAGCAATTAGCTGCTCTTGAGACTGCCCAATTTGGTGGGTCTGCTGGAGTTGGTTCTGCCGGTTTAAGTACTATGAACTTAAAGAAAATGTCTAGCGGCGGACAGTTCTAAATAGAATCCTATGTGAATCCATCGGCCTCACATAGCGTATTAGACCGATAGCAAGAGCCAGTCTGGTTCCCCGACCAGAATCTGAGGCTTGCGACTACAACGAATAGAAGGGTGGGTTGCTATGAGCAACAACTACTGGGATGAAGACGAAGACGACCAAGATACCGAAACAGAAACACAATTAGATGGAAGCGATTTACTTAAAAAATTGCGGAAAGCTAAGCGTAATGATGAGAAGCGTATCAAAGAACTCACTGAGCAACTTGAGGGATTATCCAAGTCGCAGCGTGAGCGTACAGTCAAAGAGGTCCTAGAAAAGAAGGGTGTCAATCCAAAGGCACAACGTTTAATCCTTAAAGACTTAGAAGACATTACCGAAGAGTCAGTTAATAACTGGCTTGATGATAATGGCGAATTGTTTGGATTAACAAAGGAGCCAGCGGTATCTGAGGAACAGGAACTAAATCGTGCAGCCTTACGGCAGCAAGATGTAGTAACTCAACTTGGTACGACCCCTGACAAAGCCCAAGATTTATTGAACAGAGTTATCAATGCGGCTTCCGCAGAAGAACTCACTTCATTAATTCAAGGCAATTAATATCCATAGTAATTCTTAATCACCTTGGAGGTGAACAATGGCTAATGCCTATTCAAGTACAGGCTCAAGCACACTCGGCGGAACCGCTGGTAGTGCTGGTTTAGTACAGACAGCGTATGACAGACTGTTAGAATTCGCGTTGCGTTCAGAACCCCTTATTCGTAGCGTCGCTGACAAGCGTCCTGCAAAGCAGGCAATTCCTGGCTCAACCGTAGTTCTACAATTATACGCAGATTTAGCAGCGCAATCAACTGCGCTGACCGAAGCAACAGAGCGTGACTCTGTAGCACTAGGTACCCCAACATCAGTTACTATTACTCTTGCAGAGTACGGTAACTCAGTGTTAGTAACACGTGCTTTGGAGCTATTCAGCCTTGCTGATGTAGACCCAGCAATTGCTAACATCATTGCATTCAACCTTGCAGATTCTATTGATGCTGTCGCAATGACAGAACTTCGTGGCGGAACCAACGTAATTTACTCAGGTTCAACTGCAACATCTACTGCAACAATTACAGCAGCAGCAACTATCTCTTCAGCTAACGTCCGTAAGGCCGTTGCTAAGCTACGTGCTGGTAAGTCTGTAGCCCGTAAGGGTCCTCTATACTGGGCTGGAATCCACCCAGAGGTTTCACACGACCTTCGTGCTGAGACTGGTTCAGCAGGATGGTTACTTCCTAACCAATACGGCTCTGCACAAGACCGTATCTGGGCAGGAGAAATCGGTACCTATGAAGGTGCTTATTTCGTAGAGTCTGCTCGTTTGTACAATGCTACAGACGGTGCATCATCTGCACGTAACTACCGTACAATTATTGCTGGTCAGCAAGCAATGGCAGAAGCCGTTGCTGAAGAGCCACATGTAGTTATCGGTCCAGTTATTGACCACTTAATGCGTTTCCGCCCAATGGGCTGGTACGGCGTTCTTGGCTTCAAGCGTTATCGCGAAGCAGCCTTGTACCGAATTGAGTCTGGTTCATCAATCGCTTAGTTGATTGACGGTAGGGCTAGGGGTAACTCTAGCCTTACAGTAAATTCATTAAGGAGAATAATGGCAACATATACATTTCTAACACCTACCCTTGAGCAGGGACTAATAGGTAATCACAGACTGTTTCAATTTTTTGCCCAAAGAACTAAAGGCTATACAGTTATTAATAATGCTGGAGTATATTCATTAACCCAGTATCCAGCACAAGATGATTTAGAAACTTATACTGCCTACTATATGGGTGGCTGTATACATACTGGAATTACCGATGCTATAAGAACAGCAATGATAGCAGCAGGTATAGGAATAACATCAAGTAATTTCACAACAGAGTAGGGACATATGAAACATTGGGAGCATCACCCTGAACCAATTGAGGGTTGCTTTGGTTGTAAAGGGTTAGGACTTCAGATGAATACTGGAGATGCTACAAGAGATATACCAGATAAGAAATGGAATTCTGAACTACAGGCATACCGCGATGCTAGGTCACAAGGGATACAACCTGCTGGTACCAGAATGAAAGATATAGTAGCAGCACACAAAGCATCTGAGACTTTAGGAAAAGCCTATAACTCAGAGACTATGCCAAAAGCAAGAGACATAAATAAAAAATCCGTAGAAGTACTTAAAGAGATTGGACAAATATAATGG